CTACATTGGCACTCGCATCGTGACTTTCTTCGGACGGCCGCCATTACCGGGGATCAGCACAGTAACGACGCATTTCCCGTCGCCGGTCGGCTGTGCCGACAGGAGTTCACCACCCGTCTCCGCCACCACTTCGGCGGCCGCCTGACCACAATCGCCATCCACGGCGACCACCATCGACGGCACATCAATCGCCGGCGGCGCGAATCCGGAAAGGCCCGCTGCAAGCGTTGCTATGATCAAGGGTGAGGACATGAACGCACTTTCGACTGGGAAGCATGATTGCAGTTTTAATAACCGATACAGTCTGAATGGCAAATGAATGTGCTTGCAACGCCGCCTTTTGCTCTGTTGCGGGCAATGCCTAACGCAATCGAGTCCGGGCCGAAATTCGGCCCCAGATGGCAAGCAGTCCGCCTGCCGCCGCGGCAAGAGCCGTCAATCCGTCGACAAGGCCGCTTTGATCTTCGTTGGTGATGTCGAGGCCAAGGAAATTGGCGCAGGATGCCAGAATTGCAACCACTCCACCCCAGACGGTCTTCGATAGATACCAGATCTTCAAATCGCTCATAGGAGGCTCCTTTTTTGATGTGGGTTTATTTCTCGTTTTCAAACACGCCGCCGGTTCTTACAGGCTGAGGAGCGCCTGCGCCGGTACGCCAAAGGCAACCGTCTCGCCCCGCTGCCGCACACGCACCGACAGCGCCGTCTGCGGTACGCCAAAGTCCTCGATTTCAAGGTCCGGCGCATAATCGAACACCGGTTCGGACACATCGGCGGATCGCTTGACGATCCCGCCGCCGAGAATGTCGACACGGTATCGTTCCTGCGGCTCGTCGAGCGCGATATCGCCGTCAAGCCAGGGGTCCGCATTACGGCGAGCGCACCGGATCCAGCCGATGCGAACCGCCCCCGTCCCGATGCGCCGGGCGCGCAGATGCACCGGCGCAACCGGTGTCTGTGCCCGCAGACCGCCGGTGAAGCTGAAGGGGCCGGCAGGTGCCGCCGTCTGCCCGCCGGCTTCGGCGATCCAGTTGATGGCGCGCCCAGCCTCGCCGGCGCCGAGCCCCAGCGGCTTCACCGCCGCGTTGAGCACGGCCAGCGGCGCACCCGCACCGGCGCCCGTAAGCATTGCGTCGGTGGTGCCGTCGAGCCCGCGCAGGAGTTTCGAAAGCCGCCAGCGTCCGGCGGAAACCTCCTCAGCACTCTGGAACCCGATTATTTCCCAGACGCCATTACCAGCCAGAATGGCAATGCGGTTCTGCCCGTTGAGAACGGCAAGATGGCTTGCCGAAGACAGTCCGCCAAAATGCAGGTCGATGAGGATGGACTGCGCCATATCGAACCGGCCGGTGACCCCTGCACCGAGCGGCTCCACCAGAACGCCCGTCTGTGCCGGCTGATCGAGCCGCACCCGCGCCTGATAGCCTTCCGCCGTTGCCGAGGACGACAAAAGGACAGTCCGCCAGGGCCGCGCAAAAACGGCGGCGCGGGCGAAGGTATGTGCCTCGCCTGCCTCGTATTGCGGCAGGTCCATCAGATGCACCACCGGCGAAAACCCGTCCGAGGGTGCGCGCGGCGGATCGGCTGTCCGCAACGGCCGCACCGGCCCGCCACCGCCCGCCGGCACGAAAGCCCGCACTTCAACCGAACGCACCGCCCCATCCTCGATCCGGCTGACAATGAAATTGCCCGCCGGTCCATTCGCCAAGGCGACGACATCGCCCGGCTCCAAGCCCAACGCCGCCGGCGACAGCGAGAAGCGCACGCTGCGCCGCGACACCTGATGATCCCGCAGCGCATCCTCGACGGCGCTCGCCGCCGCTCCCTCATGCATCACGCCCGGCAGCGAAAGCCGCAGCACCCGGTCATTGGCGGGCGATACCCGGCGCGACCGCGCCGTCGTCCGCTCATAGGCATTTTCCGGATCGAACCGGTCGAGGATGGCCTCGCTGCCGAAATCGCTGTCGTGACCGCGCGTCTCCTCAAACAGCGCCTGCTCTTCGCGATCCGCCAGCACCGAGATGACCTTTGGCTGCGCCGCCTGTTTCATCCGCGAGCGGAACCGCAGCGTCCCGCCGTCCTCGACGGCATCGATCTGCAACGCCGCCATCAGCGGCTCCAGCACGTCGCGCGCCGGCGCCTGCTCCGATTGCACGTAACCGCTCAGATCGCCGCCGACGCGGCTGACATCGCCGTCCTTGAATCCGTGATCGGCAAGCACCGCCGCGATCACGTCGGCCGAAGTCGCAGCACCCAGCCTGCCGTTCAGCCAATGCCCGGTCTGCCAGTTGGCGCCATCGGACCAGAGCCCCGTCTTTTCCGGAAAGGCCGGCACCGGCCGCGCATCCCAGGTCCAGACGAACATGTGGTCCCCGTCCAGGCATGCGGGTGCATCCGGCCCCTGCCAGTACCGGTGCTGCGCCTCCAGAAACCGCCGTTGCATGGCATCGCAGCGCGCACCGCTGGAAAAATAGGGAACCGCCGTCTCCGACGATTTCGGATCGGTGAATACGTTGGGCTGGTTCGCCCCCTTGTCGATCGCCGGGCAGCCCAGTTCGGTAAACCAGACCGGCTTTGAGCCCGCAACCCAGGCCGTCGGCTCCGCCTGCTCCACCCCGGCGATCCGGTTGCGGTGCGTCTGTCCCCACCAGCTGGCAATATCCTTGTAGCGGTAGACCCAGGGCTTTGCTGCCAGTCCGTCGGTAACCGGCGTGCGGATACGCTCGCGGTGGTCATTCATGCTGGCATAGTACCAGTCATAGCCCTCACCGGCCGCGATCATTCCCCGCATCGCATCCGCATCCTCTGCAAGCCGGAAACCATCGGGATTGCCAAGCGACAGGTCGCCGTCGCGCCAGTCGGCCAGCGGCATATAATTGTCGATCCCCACCGCATCGATATCGGCCGAGGCCCAGAGCGGATCGAGATTGTAGTGCACCTCGCCGGAACCGTCCGCCGGGTGGTAGCCGAAATACTCGCTCCAGTCGGCACCATAGGTCAGCTTGGTCCCGGCTCCGAGAATGCCCCGGACATCGGCCGCGAGCCCAATCAGTTTTTCGACAAACGGAAACGCGCCCACCCCATCGCGTACCTGCGTCAGTCCGCGCAATTCAGAGCCGATGATGAACCCGTCGATCCCGCCCGCCGCCTTTGCCAGCAGCGCGTAGTGCAGCACCAGCCGACGATACCCCTCGTCCGTTGCCTGCGACGTCACCGATGCGCCGGAAACCGAAAAATCGGCTGCCGCAGCCGTCCCACAGAACGCATCCACCTGCATGCGCGCCGCCATTGTCTTGTCGGCACTGCCAGCCTCGCCCGGTGCCGGATGCGTGGTGATCCGCCCCCGCCAGGGATAGGCCGGCTGCCCGGTCCCGCCATGGGGGTTCGGCAGCGCATTGCCTAGCGCAATGTCCATCATCACGAAGGGATAGAGATAGACCTTCAGCCCGCGTGCCTTGAGGTCAGCGATCGCCGCTGCCACGCTCGCATCACTTGGCGTACCGCCATAGGCCGGACCGCCATTGTTGCGGCTGACCAGCCAGGCGCCGGCGCGCCGGATACCCGAAACGGACCATGCCCGGCTTTCGCCGGCGCGCGCCGCGGTCTCCACGCCCGGAACGATCCGGCAATGACCGGCCCGCAGATCGGTCCCGAACCACGATAGCACCAGCGCAACCCGCTTAAGGTTCGGACACAGCGTCTGCAACTCGTCGATCGAAGCCTGCCAGTCGGAACGCGCGTGAAAGACGTTGCGATTGATCAGCCGGCTTGCGCCTGCACCCGTCTTCTCGCTGACCACGGCGGGGTCGTAACCATGCTCGCTGGAGCCCGGAATGATCGTCACCGCCCTGATCTGCTTTTCCAGCGCGCCGACCGGCCGCAAAACCTCGAACTGGATCACCGGAATACGGTTGCCATAATTATCCAGCGCAAGGCGCTCGAACACGGCATAGGCAAGCCCGCGATAGGCCGGTGCCTTGCCCGCTCCCTGTTTGGCCTCGATCAGCGGGTCCGGCAGTTGATCGCCCGTCCCGCGATAGAGCCGCATCTCGATCCCGGTCAGGTCCAGTTCGCGCCCGTCCGCCCAGACCCTGCGCACGCCGGCAATCTCGCCCTCGCAGATACCCAGCGCAAGATTGGCATGGTAGCGGAATGTCTCGACCCGCGGCCCGCTCGCCTTGCCGCCCTGCCGCTCGACACGCACTTCTTCTTCAAACCGCGTCGCCCAGATCAGCGTGCCGCCGATGCGCACCGTGCCATAGGCGCGGGTGATCGCCGTGCCGTCCTCGGCACCGGGTATGCGCGCATCGCCCAGCCGGGCGCCGGAGACCGTCGTCATGCCGTTGATGATCGACCGGTCGATCGCCGATCCCGCCAGCGCCCCGGCTGCGCGGCCAAGTGCTGCTCCAACCGGACCGAACACGCTGCCAAGGGCTGCACCGGCCGCCTGCAGAAGAATGGTTGCCATGATCCTCAGACCTTTTCGGGAAAACGAAACACACCGGCGATCCGCCGCCGCCAGGAGGGCACGAGCGCCGACTCGATCACCGCCGCCTGCTCATAGGCATGGATGAACCGGTCTTCGGTACTGAGAATCCCGGCATGCTTGGCCGGAAGCTCCGGCCGCCAGCAAAACAACAGCAGATCGCCCGGCCGCATTTCCGCCACGGAAAGCGCCACCCCGAAATGCCGCCGCGCCGCATCACACAACCGGTCCTCGCCGCTGCGCTCCGCCCAATCCGGCTGATAGGCAGGCGGCAGTTCCGGCTCGGAACCATGGATTTCGCGCCACACACCGCGCACCAACCCCAGACAATCGCAGCCGACACCCTTCAGGCTCGCCTGATGCCGGTACGGCGTCCCGATCCAGCTCCGTGCGACCGAAACGATCCGCTCGGCAAAGGCGGCCCCGTTACCCTCCCCTTGAGGGGGAGGGTCGGCGCAAAGCGCCGGGGTGGGGTGATCTTTCCGGATAACCTCACTCATACAGCGCCCGCCCATCGTGCACCGCATCGCCATCGGCGTAACCGAAGGCAAAATCGCTCCCCGGCATATGCGGAAACCCTTGGAAATTCAGCCGGTTGTCAAATTTCTCGCCACAGGTGGCAAAACTCTTGTCGCACCCCGCCGTCACCGTGAGAGCGTCACCCACCGCCAGCGGCAAAGGCGGCGGCAGCCACAGCGACAGCACCACCGCATCCCCGTCCCGCCGATGGTCCTCGATGTCGCACCGGTGCCCGGCATTTTCGCCGTCCACGAACCGCACCACGCCATACCGGAAAAACCCCGCCACCGCCGCATCGAGCCCCGACACCCTTATCCGCGTCTCGCCCAGAACAGCCACGATCGCGCCGCTGCCCCGATAGGCCGGATGGCTCAAGTCCACTTTGCATCGGCCGTCTCCCAGCACGGCATCGCAACGCCGCCCGTAAATCCGGCCCTGCACCTGATCCAGCCGATGCGTCAGCCGGCGCAGCTCGGCGCGAAAGGCGGCGCCCGCGCGCACGACATCGCCGATCTCCTGCACCCGCAGCAGAATGCGCTGGTCGGTCGCCTGCCAGTTCACCTGAAACACCTCGACTCTCGCGCCGTCATAGCGCCCGGCAATCACATCCGCCTCGCTGATCGCCACGCTGGAAAACCCGCCGGTTACCTCGCCCGCCTCGACGGAAAGCCCGCTTGCCGCCTCGCTGTCGGCCGCCTGGAAACCGCTGGCCGCCGAAAAATCTGTGCCGTCGAAGCGCAGATCGTGATCATGCTCGGTAAAGCCAAGCACGATCCCATCGCGCCGCGTCAACCGCCAGCAATGGCACATCGTCGTCGCGTCGCCGTCCAGATGGCCGGCAAGAGCTGCGATAAGCGTTCTCATGGCTTGATCTCCACCAAAGGAATGGACGGAATGCGTCCGGCCTGAAACTGCCCCAGATCCACATCGATCCGGTCCGTATCGAAGCGCACCGGCACATCGAATTCGAAACCTGCCGTCACCACAGCGCCATCAGCCGGAATTTTCGACGGCAGAAATGTCACCCGCCCGCTGGCCGCATCGAGCGTAAAATCGGCAGGCGCTGCTGAGACCCCACCCACCGAAATCGCCACCGTGCCCAAAACCGGCTTGGTGATCTCGCGCACGCTCACACCACCCGCATCGCCATAGGCCTTTACCAACTGGAATACGGCCGTCACGCCATCGCCGATCCCAATCGCCTGATCATGGGCCGTGACCGCCACGCCCGGCGCACCGGATTTGAAATCCAGCGGATCGCGAAACCGGAACCCGTAAAGCTGCCCCGCCCGTGCCTCGAAAAACTCCAGCACCGCATAGAGATCGCCGATCGACTTGATCCCCGATCCGGCATCGTAATGCCGGCGCGCATCGCGCCAGCGCCGGTTGCGGTTTTCCCGTCCGTTCGAAAGACTGACAATATCCGTCCGCCTGACCGGCCCCCCACTCGTGCCCAAGGCCAGGCGCAAGGGAAACCGGACCTCGTGAAATCCTGTTGGCATGATGTTTTTTCCAGTGTGTGTGGAATCGGTTGGCGGGGAGAATTCAGGGATTTCTGGAATGGTGGCGGCGTCCATAAAGCACCGGCGCATCTGCCCCCATAGCGATCCTTGATATCGCCCGCGCGACTTCCAGATTGGTGTCAGACATTGGTCGAGCCCTCCGACGCAGGGGCGGCGGTTCGGCCACGGGGCTGCAACGTCCCGCCGCATTGATATTCGGAGGGAAAAATGCTGTCGTGGGTGATGGATGTTGAAGAATACGAACGGAGAGCGAGCCTCTCTGAGGCATCGCTTAACATGAAGCCTGTAAAGCGCTGCAGTCTAATCTTGCGCGTTCTGTTCGCGGTCGTGGTCATCGCAGCGTTTCCGTTCATAGCGGTTGCCATCGTGAGTGGGATGTTCTTATTGGGGGGAGTGATGATTGCCGTTTTAGGTCGGTAGTCAGCATGACCCGCATTCATCTGGGTATCTTCCCATTGAACACAGGCGACCCCACATGATTTTAGGGTAATCGGGATGCCGACAACACAGCATCGCCGCTCTCAAATCCCCCGCCGCCCGCGCCCCACCGTGCGCGTCAGCATGGCTGCAATCTGCCCTTCCGACTTTCGAAAACTCTGCACATCCGATGCCGTCACATTGAAGACGACGTTCATCGCCGCACCTCCACCGGATGCCGCCACACCGAGCGATCCGTCGGAACCGCGCTTCAGCGGCAGGATCGCCTCCGATCCGGCCTCGCCCATCAGCCCCATCTGTCCGTCCATCGGAAAGTAAGTCGGCGTCGAAACGACACCGCCGGCGGCAAACGGCGTCACCCTGCCCGGCACGCCGCCGTGGGCAAAAGCGGTTGCCCCGCTGAGGCTCCCGGCAAGCCCTGAGATTGCCGATCCGAGCAGCCCTTCCAGCGGTTTCAGCCCGGCCGAAAGCGCAATCTCCGTCAGCCGCAATCCGGCGCCGCGCAGCACATCCTCCAGCCCCTTGCCGCCGCGCGTCGCCGAAGCCAAGGCCCCGGTCAGCGCCGAGCCGAATGAGCGCGAGCGCCGCTCCAGATCGTCGAGCACATCCTTCAAGGCGTCCGCATCATCGGCGGCGGCCGAAAACCCGATCTCGTCGCGTTCCATCATTGTCTCCTTGAAAAAGACTATCCGCCATCTCGGTCCGGAAACGCCGCCATCAGCGTTTCCATGCCAAAACGGTCCGGAACCGCAGCGGCAGGCCGCAACCCGCCGAATGCGGCCTGCATCTCGCGCGGCGTCATCGACCAGAAGGCGGCTGCCGGAAGCCGCAGCAGGCAAAGCCCGGTGTGCATCACCGGCCCCCAGGGAAACGGGGGCGGCACGCCACCATCCTTGCCCGCTGCGGCACTCAAGGGTTTGCGCTGTCCTCCGCGCCGCCGAAAGTCGCCGCCAGGAGTTCGCTGGTCAGCCGCGCCAATCCGGCAATGCCGCCTTCGATGCTCATGACGGCGACATCCGCGTCAGAGACCAGATTGCCGCCGCCGCGCAGGCCGGCGCTCAAAATCCGGATCATGTCATCCGCCTTCAGCCGCCCGGCGGAAAACCGCGCTGCCAGATCCATCAGATTGTCGGCCGCAAATGCCGTCTCCAGTTCGGCGAGACTGCCGAGCGTCAGGCAGAGAATGCGCCGCTCGCCGCCGATGACGGCCTCCACCTCGCCACGATGCCGGTTCGCCCGCCCCGTTACCCCACTGTTCCGCTCGGTCATCACAGCGCCGCGAAGGTCAGGGCACCGGCCGATTCCAGCGCCGTTTCGAACAGGATCTCGCCATTGTACTGGCCCGAATATTCCAGCGCCGTCACCTGGAACGGCCCGGTCAGCGTGCCGAAATCCGGAATGACGATCTGCCAGTTGAGGATCGCGCCGTTAAAGAACGCCGCGCGCACCAGCGCATCCGAGCTTTGGTCCTTGAAGATGCCGGCGCCCGATACCGAGGCGCGCTGCACGCCTGCCCCGCCCAGAAGCTCCCGCCACCGCCCCGCCGATTCCGCGTCCGTCGCATCCACCGTCTCGGCGTTGAACGCCAGCCGCTTCGAGCGCAGCCCCGCCACCGTCAGGTAAGAGCCGCCATTGTCGATCTTCAAGAGAAGATCCTTCCCTTTCTGCGCCACCATGTCTTTGATCCTTCTGCGAAACGAAAAAGGCGCCCGAGGGGCGCCGTTTCAGACTGGAAAATGGATTGCTTTAGGTCGCGGCTTGTAACGACGCCGCAATATCCTTCGTTGGCAGGAGCAAGGTCCGCTCCAGCCCTTTTGCCGCGCGAAAGCCAAACTTTCCGTAGAAGGCTTCCGCTTCGTCATCCAGCGCATGAACCATAACCGCGCGAAATGCCACCAGTTGCGACGTCGATATCACCGACAGCAGGGCATTCTTCAGCAAGGCCAGGCCGAGACCCTGCTTCTGGTATGTGTGATCGACCGCCAGGCGTGCCAGCAGTGCCACCGGAATCTCTTTTGGAGCCTGATGCCCCTTGACTTGTCTGGGTGCATTTTCCCGGTTGATCATGCCTGCACATAGGGAATGGTAGCCAACAACGCGATAGTCCACATCGGCGATAACAAATGTCCGGCTATAGCCTTGGTGTTGATTGTAAAGTGCCATTTCCTTCAGGAAGGCATCCAGCGCCGGTTTACCGCTGTCGAATGCGTCTAATCGGTGATGATCGCCAAGCGGCACCGGCTTCCGGAACATCCGTTCAGTCGATCCATTCACGATTGGACTTGAAAAGCTCGACAAGCCGTGCGTTCACCTTTGCCGGCTCCGAAAGCAATGTTTCGACGGCATCGAAGACAGTTGCATCGACGCCGACAAACCGCTGATCGAGCAATTCCTTCTGCGCCGAGGAATAGGCGGCCTCCGTCATGAAGGATGTCACGGATTTACCGCAAATGGCCGCCGCGCGCGTTATCACGTCGCGCGTCTTTGCATCCATGCGCAGATTGATGGTTTCACTCTTGTTCGCAGCCGACATCGACATCACTCCCCAACGGCGCCTCAAGAATGGTTTGGCAAGCCGGCTTCGACAACGCTGGCTTCAAACAGGACGCAAACTGCAACCTAATAATTCGTACAGACATTGTAAATACAAATTGATTGCGTTTTGATTGTGGCTTTACCGATCTGTTGGGTTCTTTCCGTCTACTCCGTCACCGCCCGAAACAGCATCTCCGCCACATGCCCCTTGGCCTTGGCATCACGGCCTGTTTTCGTGCGCCGATGCAACATACTGACCAAGGCGAACCCGGCCAGGACAAGAGGCACGTCGTCGAGCAGCGCCCTCACCCGCGCGGCAATCTCTTGCGCCGCCCGGTTGCCGCCTTCGCCGGTGCGCACCTCCAGCGTGAGCAGATGCTCTTCCCCCGCCTCGCTTGCCGTCGATGCGTCCCGGCTCTCGATCGCGGCGATGAAAACGCATGGCCGGTGCGATCGTGCCTGCAGGTGATCGTGAACGCCATCGGGCCCGATCAGCGCCGTCAGTGCCGCGTCACCGGCAAGCGTCATGACAATTGTCTTCTGCAAGGCCGCGGCCGCGCTCATCGTCCGCCCTCCGTGCAACCGCAAACCAGATAGCGCCGCGTCTCGTCCGGATCGTGAAACGTCCGGACAGCAAACACCCGCGTCCCCTTGCGAAATCGCATACCGGCGGCGATATCCTCGCGAAACCGGATCCAGATGCGGTGCGTCACGGTGAACACCTCGGCGTCCGCACGCTCCTCCTCGTTGGTGGAGACTGGCTCGATCCGCGCAAAGAGCGACGTTACCGGTGCAAAACACGGCACGATACCGCCCTGGCCATCACCCGCATCGTCGCGCTGCTCCAGGTCCAGCCGGGCCGACAGCTGGCCGGGATCGAGCGTAACCCGGGCCATGGTCAAAGCCCCCGCCGGCAGAAGGGTGCGATCAGCCGGTCGTAACCGGCAGGCACCGCCGCCGGCTGATCGTCCGGCAAGACCGCGCCGCGAAATTCGTAAAGCAACGCCGCATGCAGAAGTATCGCCCGTTTCAGCGTATCAGGCACATCCGCGCCGGCCGCTCCGAAACCAGCCGAAAAATCGATCTCGATGCCGTTGATCGCCCGTCCCGGCTGCGGTTGCCGCGGCAGGATCAGCCGCGCCGGACGCGCCTGTCCGTCCAGCACGAAACCGGCTGCATCGACGGCGACGGGCATGCCGTCGGCATCGTAAACCGTAACCGCTTCAATCGTTTGCACCGGCCCCCTGCCAATCTGAATCACCCGCGCCGGCGGCCAGCCGTCGAGATAGAGCCGGAAGGTTCGCGTCAAAAGCGAAAGCCCGGTCTGCCGTTCCAGATAGTCGCGCACGGCGCGGATCAGCCCGGCAATCAAAGCGTCGTCGGCGCTGGTCTCGACACGCAGATGCGCCTTCGTCTCGGCAAGCGTCAGCGGCTCGCCGAGCGGCGGCGCCAGTTCGGTGATGGTCATGGATGTCTCCGATGGGTGATGCTGTGAGGCAATGGAATGGGTGGACGCAGCGGGAGGGGAGCTGCGTCCACCCTCGCGCACAGCGGCAGGGAAGACCGCGGCGCGAATGGTCGCCACCTTTCAGAAAGGGCGGCCTTACGCTTGTTCAAGATGCCGCGAATTTAATGAGCTTGATAGCCTCAAAATTTTGCACTCCACCACCAACCCGCTTGGTGGTGTAAAACAGCACATAGGGCTTGGCCGAGTAGGGATCGCGCAGCACCCTTACCCCGGTGCGGTCGACGACGAGATAACCGGCGGCAAAGTTGCCGAATGCGATCGAGGTGCTGGCGGCGCCGATATCCGGCATGTCCTCGGCCTCGGCAATCGGAAATCCCATCAGCGAGGCCTGCTGGCCGGCAACAGCGGGCGGACGCCAGAGGTAGTTGCCATCGGCATCCTTGAACTTACGGATTTCGGCCTGCGTCTTGCGGTTCATCACGAAGGCGGCGTTCTGCCGGTGCCCGGCCTTCAGCGCATAGATCGTGTCGATCAGCGTGTCGGACGGTCCGCTCGTCTTGAAGGCACCCGCAGCGCCGGTGGCGATGTAACCGATATTGCCCCAGCTCCAGCTGGCGTCAGCCACATTGGTGTAGCTCAAAAACCCCTTCGGCTTGTTGGTGCCGTCGCCGGAAACGAAGGCCGTGCCCTCCTGCTCGCCAAAGGCGATGTCCACCTCGGAGGCAATCCAGTTCTCGATATCGACGGCCGCGTCGTCGAGAAGGGCCGCCGTCGCCGCCGGCATGGCGTAGAGTTCCATGGTCGGGAAGGAGAGTTCGGCCAGCTGCGGTGTCGTCGTCTGCGGCCGAACCGCCGTCTCGGCCACCCAGCCGGTCGCCATGCCAGACAGCGCAAACGGTTTCTTCAGTACAGCGCCCGAGACCTGCCTGACCGTTGCCATGGCGCGGATCGGCGAGACCACCGAAAGCCGGCGGCCGATGTCCGTGTCGGTCTCGTTGGGCACCAGATAGCCGCCATCGCTGGCCGAACCGATCGAAAACGCCTTGGCCTCCAGCTCGCGCAGCGCCTGCTCGTCGCCCCGGCGGATATAGCTTTCGAACGCCGCCTTGTGTTCCATCGTCTCAAGGCTTGCTTCGCCGCTGCGGCCCAGCGCCGGCCGCGCCTTCTTCAGCGCCAGCTGGTCGATAACGCGCTTCTGCTCGTCCATGCTGCGCGAAATACGGTCCATCTTGTCGCGGGTGATGACATCGGCTGTCAGCTTGCTTTCCAGCTCGCCCAGCCGCCGGTCATTGGTTTCCTTGAATGCCTCGAAGGCCCCCATGAAATCCTCGAACGCCGCCGTCATCGTTTCGGGCGCGGTCTTGATTTCCGGGGCAACCTTGCCCTGCGGCGCCATGTTTTTCGTCTCGTTCATCGATGTATCCTTCTGTCAGAGAGCTTCATCATCCGGGCCGCCCGCCGCATCGTGCGCACGAGCTCCGTTTCAGTGTCGCGGAAGAACCGCGCATTCTTGACGTTCGAAACCCTGGCCGATGGCAGCATCGGAAAGGTGACGATCGAGATTTCCCAGAGATCGGCTTCGAGGATGCGGCGCACGCCGGTCTTGCCGTCGGTCCTGGCCTTGACGGTCTGGAAGCCGATCGACAGCCCGTCGAGCGCGCCCGCCTTCATCAGCATGTGCACTTCCTGCGCCCTTGCCACGCCCGGCGACAAAAGCCCCTCGACGTAAAGCCCGCGCGCATCCTCGCGGATGGTCTTCCAGGCCCCCAGCGGCTCGCCGGGATCATGCTGGAACAGCATGCGCACGCCGCTCGCACCGCGCCGCGCCAGCGACTGCTGAAAAGCGCCCGGCGCAATCGCATCCTTGCCAAGATCGACCTCGCCGAAAATGCTGGCATAGCCGGAAAACTTTCCCTCCCCGGTCACCCCGGACAGCGTCAGATTGGCAAACTTCTGCGTTCGCCAGACAGGCATCCTGTCGGTCGTCATGTGTCTCTCCGAATTTGAGGGGGGATAGCCAGTAGCCAGTAGAAACGTGACGACTGGCTATTGCCTATTCACTACTCACTACTCACTACTCACTACTCACTACTCACTGCTTCCACCGTTCCGCCATGCGCACCACGGCGCCGAGCACCCACCAGGCCGAAAGACTGGCAGCTGCCGATCCGGTCAGCATCACCTCAATGCCCGACAGGCTGCCGGCGATATCGAGCTTGGTGACGATCCAGAGCCCGGCCGGACCGCCGAAGATCAGGCCGCAGGCAAGCCCGGTGAAAAACCTCGACCCCGCCTCGCGCCTGCCCTTCGGCAGCATGTAGATCAGCGACACCGCAGCCCCGGCCGCAGCGCCGATACCCTTGGCAGCCCAAAGGCCCGGATCATTGCCGAAATCAGCCATTTGTTAAGTCCTTGATGCTATTATTGGAATTGCATCGTCCTCACCCGGTCGCAGCCAACTGCCGCGGGGTGATGCGCAGCTTGACGCGGCGTCAGCTGAAGCATTCTGTGAATCTTTTGAATCGGTTGCGGCGTGGTGTTGAGAAACTGAATCCACGGCATCAGGCACCGGTGTAACGAGCCCGTAAACAGAATCCGGTGGCCGTTTCAAATACCGGAAAACAATCAGATATCTTCGAAATCGTCGCTCGTGTCGGCGGCAATGTCCGGGTCGTGCTGGCGAGCATGGCGAACGATGAGAATGCCCAGGGTTTCGTCCACGACCTCGTAGTCTATGATATAGGGCGGCGCCGAAAACCGTCGCACCCCTTGCGGCACATCCATGGCTTTTCCCGCCAATGGAAATCGCCGAAGCATCTCCATCGCTTGCCGGATCTGCAGGATCATCGCCGATGCAGCCCGCTTGTCGAAGCGGGCAAGATACGCGCGCTCAGCCCTTAAATAAGCCGAGGCTTCATCGGAGATGCGCAACTTCTTCAAGCGGCATCATCCTTGTTCAGCGCATCCAATTCATCCAGCAAGGTGTCCACATCTTGAAACTTGCCTTGGCGCATGCCTTCCCTGGCGCGCTCGATCTCCAGAATATCCTTGCCTTCCGTGGCAAGATAATACCGCATCGCCCGAACCATCACCCAGCTGCGGGAACGGTCGGCCGTTGCGGCGATCGTTTCGATATCCTTGAGCACATCGACCGGCAGGCGCAGCGCGATCGGATCGGACAGAACGGGCTTGGCCAT